AAACCGTTGAAGCCAACCGCATTGTTGCGGACGGGGTTGTTTCATCTTCAATGGGAATTGCGGAAGGCTTCGTCAAGGATGCCCGCAAGGGTTTCCCCTTCCAAGTTTCGGTTGGGGCAAAGATTGAAGACGGTTTCTTTGTTGAAGCCGGTCAAAAGGTTTCCGTCAACGGCAAGACCTTCAAGGGTCCGTTGATTGTTGCCAAGAAAACGCGAATCCGGGAATTGTCCGTTACTGTATTGGGGGCGGACGGGAATACTTCCGCCAACGTTGCCGCCCAATCAACATCAACCAACGTCCTATCATTGGAAAGTAGAAACATGAAATTTGAAGAATTCGTCAAGGCAATGGGCTTTGAAGTTGACAAGCTTACGGACGCCCAACGGGACGCGTTGAAAGCCCAATGGGAATCCAACCAAAAGCTTGAAGCTTCCGCCGCCAATAAAAACCAAAACACCCCGGCAACGCCCCCAACGGACGTCAACGCCAACGCCCCGTCCGGCGGACTTGACTTGACCGCTCAACGGCAAGCCCAAGCGGACGAAGTCAACCGCGTCAATTCCATCAACGCAACCGCGTCCCAATATGCGGACGTTACGGGCGTCAAGTTTGGCAAGGATGAATTCCCAACCATTGCCGCCGCCCAAGCCCATGCAATCCGCAACGGCATGACCCCGGACCAATTTGAATTGGGCGTCATCCGGGCGGAACGTCCCAACCATGACCAACAAGCCCCCGCCGGTCATACGCGTCAACATGACTTGAACGCAAAGGCGTTGGAAGTTGCAATTGCCGCTTCCATTGGCGTCCCGTACAACGAAGAAGTTGGCGGGAACAAGTTTGGTCTTGAACATTGGTATGATGACAAGACCCTTGAAGCGGCGGACGCCCACAAGGACGTTTCCCTTCATTGGATGATGGACATGAACATCCAAGCCGCAACCGGCAACCCTTGGACCAAGTCCCGCAAGGGACGGGATTACGTCCGGGCGTTCTTGCATGCGGACCGCAACCTTCAAGCGGCGGATGGCTTTACAACGCTTGCCGTTTCCAACATCCTTGAAAACGTTGCCAACAAAAGCTTGTTGGCTTCGTACCAAGCCCAAGAAACCATTTGGGACCGCGTTTGCGGACGGAAGCGTCTTTCGGACTTCAAGGTCCATTCATTCTACCGCTTGAACGTTGACGGCGGATATGAAAAGGTTGGGGCAACCGGCGAATTGAAAGCCGGGACTTTCAGCGATGACAAGTATACGGTCCAAGCGGACACGTATGGCATGATTCTTGGCTTGACCCGCCAAGACATGACCAATGATGACTTGGACGCGTTTGAAAGCATCCCCCGCAACCTTGGACGCCTTGCCGCCTTGGCAATTGAATCCGCCGTCATGGAAATGATTTTGGCAAACGCCAACAACTTCTTCCATGCCAACAACAACAACTTGTTGACCGGGGCGGGGTCCGATTTGACCATTGCCGGTTTGACCGGGTCCGCAACCGCGTTCCAAGACCAAGTTGACGCCAACGGGCGTCCAATCTTGGTTTCCCCGGACCGCTTGTTGGTCGGAACCCAAGACACGGTCAACGCGGCGGACTTGTTCCAACAAACATCCGTTGCAACGCGTCTTGATTCTTCGAACAATCAAGTTGTTGCCCGGAACCCGCATGCGGGAAGCTTCCGTCCGCATACGTCCGCCATGATGAACAACGCCAACGCGTTGCAAATGGACGGGTCCGCGTTTTCCAATCAAACGTCCGATCATTGGTATATGTTCGCCAACCCGGCGGTCTTGGCGGCGTTCTTGATTGGCTTCTTGAACGGTCAAGCCAACCCGGTCATTGAATCGGCGGAAGTTGACTTTTCCAAGCTTGGAATGCAATGGCGTTCTTACCATGATTGGGGCGTTGGTCAAGGCGACCCCAAAGGGGCGGTCAAGAACAACGGGGCATAAGCCTTCCGCGTTCCGCGTCCTTCGTCAATCGTCTTCTAGTTACAACCAACAACCAACTTCAAGGAATTTGAAACATGGCTTCCAACCAAACAACCGAAGCAATCTATTACCATGGCAGTCAATTGCAAATTGACCATACGCCAAGCGGGGCGGATGTTGCCGCCGGGGAAATCATCCCGCTTGCAACCAACTTTGTTGGCGTTGCCGCCGCCGCCATTGTTGACGGGCGGAAAGGGTCCGTTGACGTCCAAGGCGTTTACAAGGTTGCCAAGGACAACATTGACACGTTTACCGCCGGGGACAAGGTAAGTTGGGACGATACCAACAAGCAAGCGGAACCCAACGGCGGGGGAAACGAAGACAACAAGATTGGCATTTGTGTCAAGGATGCCGTTGCGGCGGATGACTTCGTCCTTGTCTTGTTGAACAAGCAACCCAACGTTTAAACAACGCGGTCTTCTTCGTTGCCGCAAACGCCCGCCGTTCCTTCTTCAACCGGGGAACGGCGGGCGGGACCGGACAACGCTTTCCAATAAAAACCATCAACCAACCATCAACGAAGGAAGAAGAAGAATGAAACCTTTCACCATTGCCTTGCTTGGCGTCCTTTGCTTGGCGGTCATCATGACCCCAACGGCAAACGCCCAAGAACAATTTGAAACGCAATGCCAATCCGGAATTTGCCGGGTTGTCCCGCAAGTCCAATTCCAACCGGGGACATGGCAACCGCGTATCCGTTCAACCGCCGCCCCGCTTGCCCAAGTCATGCCTTGGAATTGGAACGCCCGCGTTGTCCGATACAAACAAGACATGGTCTTCCAACCAAGCGGTCCATGGCGTCCGGCAAACGGCGGGTCAATGCAACCCATGCCCGCCAACCGCAACGCAACCGTTCCGCTTCCGGAAAGACCGGCAACCGTCCGCTTCGTCTTTCGGTAAAGCCAACAACCCGTTTAAACGCTTCGTCCTTCGTACCAACGGACCCAACCGATGATTCAAATAAACCCCAAGACGCCCAACGCTTTGTCCGGCAAGAAGACCTTCTTGGTTGCCGGTCTTATGATTGCCTATGCAATCGGCGGAATGGGTTTGGGATACGTTGACCCATCGGATGGCGTCCCGTTGGTAATGGAAGCCGCCGCAATCATCATGTTGCGGTTGGGTATCCGAAAGGCGGAAGTTTAAACCCATGCCTTCGTCAAATTACAACATGCAAGACCGTCTTGATTCCTTGGGAACAAGGATGAAGGAAATCAATTGCATTGAAGTCAAGTTGACGCGGGTTGGGGAATCCGACATTACCGGGTTGGAAGCAACCTTGGGGCGGACCGATGGGGAAGAAATTGTTCCGGGCGTTGCCGTTACGCATGTCCGATACCAAGACTTCTTCATGGACCGGGAACCATACGGGGCAGGATGGGCGGACCCCTTGCCCAACGTTGGGGACGTCATTGAAGTAACGGACGCGGCAAACCCTTTGTTGGGTGCAAAATACCGCGTTACAAGTTTGGGGCAGGATGCCCCGCCCTTTGAATACGTTACGGCAACCCAAAGACGTTTCCGGATTCATGCGGACCAATTGACCCCGCCAAAAACAACGCCCCCGGCGGTATAAGGGACAAGGAAACAACATGGCGTCAAGTATCGTGACACTATCGGAAGCAATTGAAGCGGCAATCAATGCCGCCAAGGAACTTGGCATGGTAGTTACCAACTTCAACGTTGAACGGACTTGGATGCCAAGGGAAAGTTTAGAAGGTCTTGCAACGGACCATCCAAACGGGAAGGTTTACATTGTTGGGTTGGCTTCGGATGATGAACCGAACCAAACCCGGACCAACCTTTGCAAGAAGGTCTTCCCGGTCATGGTAGGAATTCAAAAGGTCATTGACGGCAACCCGGAATCATCCGCAACCAAAGCCATCATTGACCAATACGTTGAACTTGAAGAAGAATTGCGGACCGTATGCCGCAACGTTGACCCGGACCAATTTAGTTGGTCAAGGTCCGAAGCGTTGAAGGATGAAGACGGAACCCCGTTTTCATTCATGGGCATGCGGGAAGCCAACGTCTTTGAAGCCTACTTTACCGCTTACTACAATTCCGTTGTCCAATAAAAACCAACCCATTTGAAAAGGAAGAATCATGGCAGGACCAAACACCGGACACAAAATGAAACTTTACCGCAACACCGGAACGGTTGCGGTTCCTGTATGGTCGGAAGTTGATGAAATCGGGGACGTTTCAATCCCGGACTTGTCCATGGGACTTGCCGAATTGAAACGGCGGGCGTCCAACTTTACCAAGAATCTTGCAACCTTGATTCAATCCATTGCGGTTGAATTCCGGATGATTCATGGGATGGACGCAACCAACTTTGACGCCATCCGGGCAAACTTCTTTGCCGGGACCATTGAAGAATGGGCGGTCATGAATGGGGACATTTCCACAAGCGGCAACGAAGGCTTGACCCTTCCCGCCCTTGTCGAACAATTCCCATGGGACCAACCGCTTGAAGACGTTGCCGGTCATGACATGCGTTTGGCGTTGGCATACTTTGAAGAACCGGCGGGAACGGAAATTGACCCCGCTTGGTATCAAGTCCCGTAAACCGTTTAAACGCGGGGCATCATGACCGCCGCCTTCCTTGACCGTATCCAATCAACAACCATTTCTTCCAGAAAAGAACGAAGGGACAACATGCCATCAAAAGAAAAGCTTGAAGCGTTGAAGAAACGCATTGCCGGGACCGCCCCGGAAATCAAACCGTCCGTCATGGACGCCCATATCAACCCCAAGATTGAAGTTACGCTTGGGGACTTGCGGGCGGCAATTGAAGCCAACCCCGGTCATGACAATGCGGACGCCTACCGCAAAGCTTGCGGGGACTTGAAAGGGCAAACGCCCCTTCCGGACGCCCGCAAGGTTGCCGTTGACAAGGTTGACTTGGAAGCCTTGTTGGAAGACGGAAGCGTTGACCGCGTCCGGGAAGCGGACAAGAACGGCAACCCCATTGTCCGCAAGGTCAAGGTTGCCAAAGCCCCGGAAGCCGCCAAGGAAGCCGCCAAGCGTCCGGGCAAGAAAACATCCGCCAACTAAGTTGGGACGCGTTACGGGGCAGGGGTGTAAACACCCAAGCCCATTGACGCCCTTTGAACAAAGGAAGCAATCAAACCACCCAAAACGCCAAACGGAAGGGAAAACGGAAATGAAGACCTTTGGTAAAATCGCAATCATGATGTTGGCTTTCATGGTCATTGTTCCGCTTGGGGAAGCGGGATTGAACAACGAAGCCAACGCCCAAACTTGGAATTGGTCCCCCAAAGCCAACCATCATGCCGCCGCTTGTATGATTACTTGCCGCATGAATGACGGAAGCATTGGTGGGACAACCGGGACGCTTATTGAATTCGGCAACGTCCGGGGCGTTATTACTTGTGCCCATGGCTTGGGCGTTGGGGAAGCGTCCGTCAAATGGAAAGACGGGACCGTCAAGAAGGGACGTTGGACAACGGACAAGTTTGGTCATGACGTTGCGTTCATCTTCGTTGACAACCCAAACGTCCAACCCGTCAAGCTTGCAACAAGCGGACCCCGCCAAGGGGACATTGTTGAATTCGTTACGTTTGGCGGTCCGGAAGATACGTTGCGACATTGGACCGCCCCCGTTTCCAATTTGACTTCCCGCATGACGGAATTTTCAACCTACGTCATAAGCGGGGATTCCGGCGGGGGCATTCTTAATAAAAGTCAAGAATTGGTTGGCGTTCAATCCGTTGGTCTTTCGGAATCAATCCGGCGGGATTGGAATGTCTACCGGGGGGCAGGGGCGGCAAGCTTTGCTTCAACCCATGCCTTCATGGGACGCGTTGCCGGGACGTCAAGCGTTGCCGCCAATCAACAATGCGTTCCCGGATATTGTCCTCCGCGTCAATTCGGACCGCAACAAGGCGGATTCTATCCGCCCCAACAACCAAGCCAACCACAACAACCGCCGCCGCAAGTCCAACCGCCCGCCCAACAACCGCAAGAAGTTGAAGTCCAAATTGACTATCAAAAGCTTGCCGGGTTGGTCCGCGTTGAAATGGAAAAGAACCCGGAACCATTCCGGGGACCGCCGGGCAAGGATGGGACCAACGGTTCCAACGGCAAGGACGGCAAGGACGGACAACCCGGAACGCCCGGTTTAAACGGCGGACCGGGTTTGGTTGCGGTTGAATTGACCGATGGCAACGGGCAAACCGTTGATTCTATAAGCGTTGGACCCGATGGGGTTTTGAGGCTTCCGCCGGTCCGGATGCAAATACAACATCCGGGCGGTCAAGTCTTTGAACAATCAAAGCCCCTTGGACGTCCCATTGCAATCAAGTTGGTCCCCAAGGAGAAATGACCAAGAACAACCTTTGATTTTAGGGGAAGCCTTATGGCGGAAAACCAAGACCCCTTGGAAGTCCCAATCCCCAAGGACAACCAAGGACAACCAAAAGGAAATGAAATGGCAGAACCATCAAATGTTTTCGGTCCCGTTGAAAACGCGGACGAAACACGGCAAGCCCAACATATGACCGCGAATGACGCCCCCGTTGACGTCAACAACAACGCGGCATTGGCCCGGTCCCAAGCCTTGACAACGGACGTCCTTGGGAAGTCCTTCACGGCAAACGCGGACCGCCGGGACAAGTTGGCGGACCATGGCATGGGCAAGACCGTTACAACGTAAGTTGGGGCGGGTTTGACCATCAAGGAAAACCGGACCCCGGCGGGCATCAAAACCCGTCCGGGGTCTTTTTTGAAAAGGGACAACATGACAACGGAAAGGACGGACGCGGCAATTGAACGGGCGTTTGCCCGGACAACCAAAGTCCTTGACGCCATTGAAGGCGGGGACTTGGAAGCCAAGCAAGCAATTGATGAAATGACCGCCGCCCAACCTTGGGACTTGGTTGCCATTGGTCAAGGCTTCGTCTTGGACCAACTTGAAACCGAAAGGGACGAAGATGACAAACAACCAACAAGCAAGGGAAGCGGTCAATCCTAATGCGGATATGACGGGCGTAAACAAAGATTTTCTTTATGGGAAGTTTGAAGAAGGCGAAGACCGCAACCGGAAACGGATTGAAACGCGGGACAAGCTTTACATGAAAGCCGCCCATAAGGCTTTGGACATTGCCCCGGATGAAGAAGATGAAATGGGCGTTCAAGCAAACCGAACAACAAACGTCAACAACAATGGTCTTGATTGGAAAGGTCTTGCCGTTGTTGCTGCTTTGATGGCGGGGACCGGATTGGGCGGGGCGGGAATTGTTTCAATGCTTGCCAATAAAAACCAACCAACCCCAACGCCCATTGAAAAGCCTAAGGAAGACAACCCGGACTTCAAGGATTCCGATACGTTGTTTGACTTGGAATTTGCGGACCCCAAGCCGGTCAAGTAAACCGGACGCGGGGCAAGGGACAACAACCATTTCTTCCAGAAAGACAAGGGACAACAATGAATCCGAATGAAAACAACTTTACCTTTGAAGATACGCAAGGGACGTCTTGGGATGTTACCTTGACGCTTGCCGGGGCAACCCGGATTCAACGGTCCGACTTTTCCGAAGTAACGGACAAGGAATTCAACATCCTTGAACCCAACAAAGAAATGTTCATGGGCTTGTTGACGGATACGCCAATCTTGTTTGCCATGATTTGGGCTTTGGTTCATCCCAAGGCGGCGGGCAAGCTTGGCATGACCAAGAACGAAGGGGAAACGGACGCGGACTTCAACGCCCGGATGGAAGTTGAATTCATGGACCGTTTAAACGGGCAAGCAATCAAGGACGGGCGGGAAGCCTTTTGGAAGTCATTGGCGGACTTCTACCCAAACCAACAAGCCGCCTTGTTGACGTTGATGAATCAGTTCAACAAGGCGGACGCCAAAATCAATCTAGCGGTCAAGGACATGGAAAGCATGTTGGAAGAAGCGTTGGACAAGGAAATCAAGAAGGGGACGGACCAAGTCCGGAAAGACCTTGCCCGTACCGGGCGTTGATGCAAATGTTGGGCGTCCTTGGTTGGACGCTTGACGCGGTTGCCAACTTAACATTGCGACAAGTTACGGACGCCTATGATGCAAAGATTTTGAATGAATGGGACCAAACGGCAAGCGTCCTTTGTTCCCTTTCAAACCTTTCCGGGATTGTTGTTGGGTATATTTCCGGGAAACGAATGCCGCCTAAAAGCGTCTTCGATTTCCACCCATACCGAACAAGGGAAAGGAAAGGTATGTTTATAAAGCCGGAAGACATTGGCGTCTTGCGGATGATTGGAAACGCGGCAACCGCCGGAAGGTAATTTCATGACAAACATTGGTCAGCTTGCAAGAACGGTTGGGCGTTCATTTAGCGGTTCCGCAACCGTTACAATGCGTGCCCCGTCCGGTATGCAATTCTTTGACCGTTCAATCATGAAACGGAAATGGAAGCGGATGAACGCTTCCCCGTTGAAACGGGCGGGACTTATGACCCGCAAGTTTGCCATCCAATCAATCCGCAAGCGTCAAGTCCCAAAGAAGGGGCGGAAGAATCTTGCCAAGCCAAGTCCGGGGGGCGTTGCCCCGCGTTCAAGGGCGGCGGGTCATCCAATGCGAAGAATCTTTTCCGTTTCCGATATGTTGCAAACAAGGGAAACGGTTGGGGCTTTGGGCTTTGGCGGGACCAACCCGGTTCCCGGTCTTCATGAACATGGCGGGTTTGCCCGCCGCCGGGTCTTTGTCAAGTCAACCAAATTCAAACATAAAGGGTCAAGGAAGAAAGCGGGAACGCGGGTAATGACAAAAATGGTGCGGTATCCAAAACGTCCATTCATGATTCCAGCGTTGGAAAAGGCAAGGTCAAAGTTTCCGCAATTTTGGCGGGGCAGTTTAACCAAGGCGGCATGATGCCCCTTGGTTCCATATAACAACGCAAAGGAAATCTTAATTCAATGGATACGGCACAAATGGCAATCATCATTTCCGTCATCGGTTTGGTTGTTCAACTTATTGGCATCATCGTTGCGGGCGTTTGGATTGTCGGCAAGATACAAGGGGCAACGGACAAGCTTGCCGTTTCAATTGAACATTTGGCAAACAACGTTGAAAGCCAAAAGCAATGGTTGGAAAACGTTGACAACAAAGTTGACAACCATGGGGAACGCTTGGCGGTTGTTGAAGTCATAACGGAAAAGACATTGTCCGCCGTCCGTTCAACCAATGACGGCGGGGCTTGAAGCTTTCTTCCAGAAAGTCAACCGCTAATAAAAACCAACAAGGGTCAATGACATGGCAACAACAACCGGGGTCAAAGCGGGACGGGCATGGGTTTCCGTTGAAGCGGTTGACAAGACCGCAACCGTATTGAAGCGGGTTGGGGCAAGGATGCAAGCCTTTGCTTCCCGTATGGGAACCATGGGGCGGAACATGATAATGAAGTCCGCCCTTGCCGCCGCCCCGTTGGCGTTGTCCGTCAAAACCTTTGCTTCATTTGACGATTCAATGAAGAAGGTTGAAGCAAGGTCAAGCGGGACCGCCCAAGAAATGAAAGCGGTCCGGGACGAAGCCCAACGCTTGGGACGTCAAACGTCATTCACGGCAACCCAAGTTGCGGAATTGCAAGGCAAGCTTGCCCAAAAGAATTTCAGCCGCAAAGACATGAAGGCAATGACCGGGGACGTCTTGAATCTTGCAAGGGCAGCGGGGGAAGGCGGGGACGAAGATACAACCATTGCGGCGGACCTTGTAAGCGGAACATTGCGGGCGTATCAAATGGGGGCGGAAAAGGCGGGGCGGGTTTCCGATATTTTCACGGCAACCGTCAACGGGTCCAACTTTTCCTTGCAAGGTCTTCTTGACGGCATGGCGAAAGGTGCCCCCATTGCGGCATCTTATGGAATGTCGGTTGAAGAAACCGCCGCAAGCTTGGCGTCCATGACCAACTTGAACATTTCCGCAAGTGAAGCCGGGACCGCGTTTACTTCCTTCATGGCAAGAATGTCCAAGGAAGAATTTACAAGCAAATTCAATGACGGTTTGAATGAAGCAACCGGCAAGGTCATCAAGTTTACCGATGACGCGGGCAACCTTCGCAAACCGCTTGACTTGTTTGCAGAAATTGGCGAAGCAACAAAGGAAATGGGAACCGCCCAACGGGGCGATTTAATGTCAATCTTGTTTGGGACGCGTCAATTTGGAAAAGCCTTGGGGGCTTCGGACGGGGCAATTGATGCCTTCAAGCTTCTTGAAAAGCTTCAAAATGATTCCGTTGGGACCGCCAAGAAGACGGCGGACAAAATGGATTCCGGCATTGGCGGAAGCTTCCGGAAGTTAATGTCCGCCGTTGAAGGTCTTGCAATTTCAATTGGGGAAAGTCTTGCCCCAACCATTTCCATGTTGGCGGACTTCATAACGGAAAACGTTGGCGTATGGACGGAATGGATTGAAAAGAACAAAGGCATCATCATCATTGTTGCCGGTATCGTTGCCGGATTCATGGCGTTGGGAATTGCCTTGATGGCTTTGTCCTTTGCCTTGTCCGGGGTTGGGGCTTTGTTTACGGTCATGGGGGCAGCGTTGGCGGTTGTCAAAATAATCATTGCCGCCATCTTGTCCCCGGTTGGTTTGGTTGTTGCCGCCATCATTGCGGTCATTGCCATCTTGTATAAATTTTCGGAAGCCTTCCGGGACGTTGCCAATTCAATTGTTGGCTTCGTATCCAAACGCTTTGGGGAAATTGCCGGGACAATGAAGAAGACCATTGGCGGCATCATCAAGTCAATTGCCAAAGGGGACTTGACCAAGGCTTGGGGCATTTTGACAACCGGGTTGTCAACCGTTTGGCTTCAAGTTGTTGATGGCTTCCGGGACGCTTGGGATGGGTTTACCAACTTCTTTGTTGAAGCTTGGCATGGTGCAATGATTACTTTCAAGCGGGCATGGTTTTCCGCCCAAAAGACAATTGCAACCGGCATCCTTGACCTTGCCGCCAAGGAAGGCATCCTTGGGGATATTATGTCAAAGGTCATTGGGGAAGACGTCAAGGGCATCAAGAAGAAGGCGGCGGAATTAGAAAAGAAACAATTGGAACGTCTTATCCGTTTGCAAACAACCAAAATTCCGGAAGCCCAAAGCCGGTTGGCGGAATTGGAAGGCGAAGCGGCAAAGGAAGCCAACGCCATCAAAGCCAACGGCGGGATTGTTGATTCGGACGCATTGTTTAAACAAGCGGAAGAAGACAACCGGGCAAGGCATAATTCCATGAACCCGGACACGTTCTTTGATGCAATGAAGAAGTCCGATGACCCGGCGGAACGCTTGCGGGCAATCATGGCGGACGTTGTTCAAGAACAAAGGGGCATTGCCGACATGGAACGCCAAGTTTCAAGGGGTGCCCAAAATAGCTTTGATGATGCAAGGGCGGACATGCGGCGGGGCTTTGATGAACAAATTGAAGCGGCGGAAAGGTTTCATTCAACCGCGTTGACGGACCGCAAGGCGGACCAAGAAGCCGCCAACCGGGAACGGGAAGCCGCCATCCGGGAACAACAAGCCAAGCTTGATGCCTTGGTTGCAAGCGTTGAAGATGAACCGGAAGACCAAGCGGCGGGCGTTGCGGACGGTCTTGCCGGGGACATGGAAGACGCCAAGGCAAAGCTTGACGGGTTGCTTGATGGGAAGGGCGGCGGGTCAACCGGCATTGCCCCAACCATCAACAACGGTCTTGAAAAGGGAACGGTTGAAGCCGCCAAGAAAGCATATGCCAACCAAGCAAATTCAACCGCCAAGAAAGCGTTGGACGTTGCGGAAGACCACAAGGACTTGACGGACAAAGTCCTTGGGGAAATGTTGGTCTTAAACGATAAATTCAACGTTGCATAATAAGACGTTTAAACATGCCAACAATATTGGGAATCAAAGACGGAACGTTTGGGGCGGATTGGTCCTTGAAGAAGAAGGACAAAATCTATGTTCCGGTCCGGGAATTCAACATTACTTATTACGTCCTTGCCGATGATGCAAGCCAAGATGACTTGGTCATTGGTTCAACGTCCGGCATCCCGCTTCTTTGGTCATTGTCCTACGGGGCGGTTTGCATGTCCAAAAGCATCCGGGACAAGACGGTTTGCATCCATCCCGTAACGGGCGTTACAACCGCCCTTTGGGAAGTTGCTTGCAAGTTTTCAACGGACGTTGACATTTCCCAAAACCAAGACCCGGAAAGCAAACCGCCAACCGTCCGATGGTCCGGGGAAACGGAAGAAGAAGTCTTGGAAAAAGACCCGATTACGTTGGACGCCATCCAAACGGAAGCGGAAGAACCAATCATTACAACCGCCCCCATTGTCCTTCCGGTCTTGGAAATTACGCGGTATGAATTTTGGCCCTTTGACCCGGACGTCATGTTGGCTTATGCCCATCATACAAATTCGACAACGTTTTGGGGTGCCCCGGTTGGGTCCGCGTTGATGATGCCAATGGACGTTGATGAAGAAGTCATTGAACAAATAAAATACGTCCGCGTAACGTATCGCATCAAATTCAAAATCAAGAAGGAAGGGGCAAGCATGCTTGAAGATACTTGGAAGATGCGGTTGTTGCATCATGGTTTCAAGTATCGGGAAGCGGCGGGGGAAGCCCCCGTCATCAAGCAAGACAAACATAAAAATCCCATGACCGTCAACTTGAAAACGGAAGCCGCCCATCCGGGGGAAGGCGGAATGGAATTGACCGGCGGGGCAGCGGCGGAATATCTTGAATTCAACCGCTTCCCAAAAGTCAACTTCAACGCCTTGTCATTGGGTCCATTTAGCTAAGGGGAAAACAAAATGGGATTCATTCCCCATGTCAATTCCGCCGGGGATGCAAAGCTTTTGCGGCGGATGATAAATGAACGCAAGGGCAAGGTCCAACAAAGGTCCGGTCTTCAAACCGCCTATGATACTTGGGACGCCCCCGGTCTTTCTATTCCGGCAAGGAAGATGCCCGCCTTGCGGGCGTATGTTGTTGTTCCCAAAGAAACCATTCCGGGGGCAAGGCTTGTTGACAATCAAATTGTTATGGGGTCCGGCATTGCTTGCTTGATGGAAAGGGATACGGAAAACGGCGGGTCAAATTCGGAAACCTTGACGCATACCGAATGGGACGCGGGAAGCGGACCGGAACGCGTTGAAGTTACGGTTTACAATCTTTGCCAAGAAGCCATTGAACCGGATACAAGCCAAGGAAGTCATGAATGCGATGTTTCATGCAATGACATTGTCTTGTTTTGTGTTCAAGACATGAACGGGGACTTGTTCATTGTCAAGGAATGCGACCTTCCCGCATGTTCATCTTCGTCTTCCATGTCATCCGCTTCTTCATCCGCCCCTTCATCTTCTTCCGTATCGTCTTCCGTTTCATCTTCGTCTTCGGAATCATCAAGCGGGTCCGAAAGTCAAAGCGGGTCCGCTTCGGAATCAATTAGCGGGTCAACATCGGATTCCGTAAGCGGGTCCGCGTCCGCGTCCGTATCCGGTTCCGTATCGGATTCCGGGTTAACATCGGATTCCGTAAGCGGGTTCGCGTCCGCGTCCGTATCCGGTTCCGTATCGGATTCCGGGTCAACATCGGATTCCGTAAGCGGGTCCGTTTCCAATTCGTTGAATTCCGTTTCCGGTTCAATTTCCAATTCATTTTCCAATTCATTTTCCGGTTCCGTATCCGGTTCCGTTTCAAGGTCAACATCCTTTTCCGGTTCCATGTCGGATGGGTCCATTTCCCATTGCAACTTTGTTGATTCCTTGACGGTCATAACGGGGATAAGTTGTACGGATACCGGAATTGCATGGACGGACGGAACGTTGTTTTGGGTTGGGGATGCCGCCCGTCCCATTACAAGCTTTTGGGGCGGTTGTTGCGGCGGTCATCTTTGCTTTGAAGAAGGCGAAGGCGGGGAATGCGATTTTGCCCATTGTTGCGGAAGCGGTTCAACCCCGGTCCCAAGTCTTGGTTCCGTCCAAACGTCCGCCGTCATTGGAAGTCGTGGGTCCGTCCAAACGTCCGCCGTCATTGGAAGTCGTGGGTCCGTCCAAACGTCCGCCTTCATTGGAAGTATTGGTTCCGCCGGTGCCCCGGCATCCGTATCCGCCGCAACGCCAAGCATTTCCGCCGGTGCCCCGGTTCCGTCCGCTTCAACGTCCGTTGCCGAAACTTAATAAAAACCAACCAAACCATGAAAGGTCCGGGAACATACTTGAAGGAAGCCTTGGAAGACTTGCCCGTCTTCCGCTTCAAGCCTTGCAACAAATGCAAAGCGTTTATGGGCTTGATGAACCGCAAGGGCGTTGTATGGTGCAACCAAAACCTTCCGTTGATTTTGCTACGCATGAAGCAGGCAACAAGGGAACGGCGGTTGCCCTTTTCCCAATTCGTTGCCAAGCAAATTGTCAAACAAGCAATCCGCTTGGCGGTCATTGAAAGGGACAAGAACAAGATGAACAAGAAACAATTGAAAGACTTCTTTGAAGAAGTCCATTGCGTAACGTTGAAACGAAGACCGGACCGTTGGGACAACTTCCTTGAAAACATCCGGGCGGAAGATTGGCCCTTCAAGGAAATCCAAAAGTTTGACGCCATTGACGGCAAGCGTTGCCCCCATCCCAAGCATTGGAACCAAGGCGGCGGGGCTTGGGGTTGTCATCGGTCCCATTTGCGGATTCTGGAAGACGCCTTAAACCGGGGCGTCAAGTCCGTCTTGTTCTTGGAAGATGACGCCAAACCCGTTGAAGGTTTCTTCCAGAAAGTCAATGACTTCCTTTCCATGGTTCCGGAAGATTGGGACATGGTTTACTTGGGCGGTCAACATTTGTTTGTGAACCGCAACCCGCCGCTTCAAGTCAATGAAGAAGTCTTCCGCCCGTTCAACGTCAACCGGACCCATGCCTTTGCATTGCGGGGGGACATGATGCGGATTGTTTACAAACATTTGAACCAGGGGGACTGGACCAACGGGCATCATATCGACCATCATTTGGGACGCCTTCACCAACGGCGGGAACATGGCATTTATACGCCCGCCCATTGGTTGATGGGGCAGGACGAAGGCAAAAGCGACATTGCCGGAAGAAATACGCCCGTCCGATTTTGGAAAGGGGCGGGGGCAATTGCGGAAGTTGACCCAATGGCGTTGCCGTTGGTTGCCGTCATCGGAACGCATTCAAGCGGGTCTTCATGCCTTGCGGGCGTCCTTCATCATTTGGGCTTTCATCTTGGCAATTCCCTTGTTGGTTATTACGGCAAAGACCCGGACAAGCTTTGCGGGTTTGAAGCCCAAGGCTTGATGACGCTTTGCGAATCCGCCATACCGTTCCCGGCAACCCAATCAAAATGGAAACGGCAACGGATGTTTCATTCATTGAAAACCTTCATCAATGAAAAGCGGCGGGAAGCCCATGGGAAGGAAACCATTGCGGCAATCAAGTATCCGCAACTTTGCCGCTTTGGGAATCAATTGATGAACATTTGCGGGAACAACTTGCGGGGCTTGTTCATTGACCGTCCGGTTGAAAAGTCAATCAAGTCCATGGTCAAGCGTTGTCCGGACAAAGACCCGGAAGCCATTGCCGCCCATATGCGTTGGCTTGAAGCCGGGAAGGAATTCATCCGGAACGAATTGGACGCCAACCTTCAACATTCCGTTGAATTCTCGCAACTATGCGAAGACCCGGAAACGGTCATCAAGGGCGTTGTTGATTTCCTTGATGTTTCCCCGGAAGACGAAGCCTTCAAGAAGGCGGTTGAATACGTTCAGCCAAAAGAAGTCCATATCAAATGAACAAGGCGTTTAAACGCCCAACCATAAAGGAAGACACATGGCAGTTGCAAAACCGATGGAACCAACAACCGGCAAGACGCTTTGGACGTATTGGGAAGGGGACCGCCCGCCGGTCATTGACCTTTGCCTTGAAACCATGGCAAGGCATTCCCCGGACTTCCGGTTGGTTGACGGTCCGGAAGGCTTGCTTGCCTTGGACCCGGAAGGGGACATGCCCGCCCGCATGCTTGCGGCAACGGAAGGCAAAATGCTTCCGTATCGGGCGGACCTTTTGCGGTATTGGCTTCTTTGGAAGTTTGGCGGGACATGGACGGACGCGGACGTTGTCATGGTCAACCAACTTCCGGAAGAATGGACGGACGCCATCCCGGTCAAGGACGTTGTTGGTTGTTATAACCCGCATACAACCGGGAAGGGTTGGGGCGTCAATGGCTTGACGGCAACGCCCGTTGGCGGACGCGTTGGGTCTTCCTTCATGAAGCTTTGTTGGGAACGCAACCTTGCGAAGTTTGAAAGCGGGACGCCCATACAATACGGGGCAACGTCCGTTGGTTTGCAATCATCCATTTACAAGAAGCGGGGGGATGAATTTGAAACGGAACGTTTCCCGCATTGGCGTTACAACCGCGTTCCTTGGTATCGGTCCGGGGCGTTTAAACAACCCGCCAACGCAATCAACAAATTCCGGGCAAGCAACCATTGGAATCCCAACGCGGTCTTCTATCATTTGACCAACAAGTTGACGGACCATTTCAAGGATTGGACGCGGGAACAATTGGTCCATGAAAAGGGACCGGACGGAACCAAGCCGGTCTTCCTTCAATTCCTTTTGCAAACGTCCTTGGGATTGAAACCAAGCGTTCCCGGAATGACCGTTTCAATTTGCAAGCGTCTTCCGTTGTTTGAAGAATGCCGGGTTGCGGAAATCGGTTGCTTGACCGGGAACAACGCCAAGGCTTTGTTGCAACAGCGCCCCAACATGACTTTGTTGATGGTTGACCCTTGGGCGGAAGCGGACCCCAACTATAAGGCAACCGGGGATTACATGACGCGTTGGGGACCGGGACAATGGCAGAACGTTTACAAGAAGGCAATGTCCCAAACCCAATTTGCCCATCATCGGCGGGAAGTCATCCGGGAACGTTCCGTTGAAGCCGCCAAGCAAGTTGAAGACGGAAGCTTGGACTTGGTTTACATTGACGCCAACCATTCATATGAAGGTTGCCTTTCAGACATTCAAGCTTGGCTTCCCAAGATTAAACCGGGGGGCGTCTTATCCGGTCATGATTACAACCATGACAAGGAAATCAACAAGAAGAAATGGGGCGTCATGAAGGCGGTCAATGAAACCGCCGCCGCCTTGGACAAGGAAGTCAAGACCGGCAACTTTTACACTTGGTTCATTAACGTTTGACGTTGGATTGAACCGCAACTTGAAACCCAAAGGGACAACAATGGGAATTCAAAAGAATGGGGCAACGCCCCGCAAGAAGACAACGCGGAAGAAGTCATCCGCTAATAAAAACCAACCAACCAAGAAAGGATTGAAGCGGCAAGGCAACAACAAGCCCACAAGGACGCGGAAGGTCCGCCCCGCCCCGGAAACCAACGGGACGATTGAAGAACGTTGGAACCGCGTATTGAAAGCGGCGGAAGCGTCCGGTCATTTCATGTTTGTCTTGTTCCATTTGAACGGGGACCAAGTCCGTTGCTACCGCCGGACCAACGCCTTCCCGCCGGAAGACTTTGAAACCGCGTTGGACTTGTTGGAAGCGGACTTGACCAAGGAAAAGGAAAGCTTGCAACCAAAAGGGCGGGCAAAGGTTGCCGCCAAGATTATTGATGAAGATTGATGAAGGTTGTCCCGCCCCTTCCGTTCCGGTTGCATGGATACCGCCGGGGCGGTTGGGGTTTCATGATTCCCTTCCCATCCCGCCCGCCGGGTTTCCCCGCTACGGTTTCCGCCGCCCGGTTGGGCGGGATGGTCTTTTCTTCCAGAAAGTCAACGGACGGGGCTTGGGTGTAAACACCCCGCCCGCGTAACGCGTTCCAAGGCTTTGACCCTATGATTTGACCAACAACCCGCCCGGACGCGTTACGGGGCAGATATGGACGCCACAATGGAAGATTTCAAGCTTGTCCCAACCCCGCTTGGTCAATTCATGGTCCCAACGTCCGTCCCCGCCTTCTTGACCAAGATGCAACGGGGCGGGTTTGAATTGGGCAAGTTGCGTTGGTTCATGAAAGCCGCCGCCAAATACTTCCCCGGAACGCGGAACGGAACGTTTGTTGATGTCGGTGCCCATATCGGTTCAACCATCATTCCAGCGTTCCAAAATGAAGGCGTCATCAAAGGCGTTGCCATTGAACCGGACCCAATCAACGCGGCATGTTTAAACGCTTCGTTGACCTTGTCCTTGGGCAACGGTCTTGTTGACGTCATCAACGCGGTTGCCCATGAATGGACCGGACCGCCAATTCCCTTCAAGGTCAACCCGTTTCATCATGGGGACGGACGCGTTGACGGTCCGGCGGATTGGGAAACGGTCATGGTCCCAACGGTTGCTTTGGATGACTTGTTGCCGGATGAAGCCCCCGGTTGGGTTTGGGTTGTCGTC